TAAACATCATATCATAATCAACGAATGAATGCAAGTCAAATTCTTTTGGAAATCTACCATTAAAAGCCATGACATTTTCTCTAATATAATTGGGTTCTTTGAGATACACAAATTTAATCTTGTCACCATCTTTTATCAATTCATATTTGTTAGTCAATGACTTAGTTCTAACCTGATTGTTATACAGTAACGCGCCTCTAACATGCATGGGTGTACCTTTGCCGTATATATCAGATGATGATGCATACTTACCTAGATTATTACATCCTCGTGGAAATGCAATATCTTCTGGTTGTAAATCCTTAAAATCTTGCCAAGACTTTTCTACAAAGTCCTGTAACTTACTTTCGTCACCAGTGAGACATAAAGATACAGCATCTCGCAAAGATTGTCTAACTGGTGCTGGTGTAGATGAACGAACAATTTCTAAACCCATAACTTTCAGTTTAGGTTCTTCGTATCGAACACCCTCATTATCATATACATTCAATGCATATCGTTTCTTTGAAACCCATATGCCGGTATCAGCAATAGCCTCTCGCTTAAAGAATATCTTTTCTTCAAATGCATTCATATAATCAGCAAGTCCAGACATTGCTTTATTAATTGCTGGTTCTATCTTATCTTCCGTAATCTTATCAAGTGCATCAATAATCTTATCTTTTGATTGATCTTTAAGAAACTTTTCTACTAACGCATCAAGTGTTATATAACATGAATCAGTATCCGTATAAAATGAATACTCGACATCTTTAGTACCACAAAACTTATTCAGATACTTATTAACTGCATCAGCGGTTTCTCTAATAATAAATTGACCAGTAAGAGTAATACCCTCGGCAATTCGCTCATCAAAATATCTGAAGTAACGATTACCCATAGCACCAAATAAACTGTTTAACTGAATCTTTCTTGCCATTTGAAAGTTATTATACTTAGCAATCAACGGCAGATATTTGTCATCATGGGTTGACTCATAATCTTTCTGTGCTTTTTGCATCAACTTCTTGTACTTCTGTCTATCATCAAAAAACTTCTGGGTAATATCAGCAAATATTCCCTGTCGTTTTCTAGTAAAACAATATCCATTGGCAGCCATTGAAAGGTCTTTCTCTTTCAACTTCTCCGTGTTATGTCCTCTTTCAAGCAAAGAATCAACAGTACAATCTAATGGCTTTTCATCAGACAAACACTCTGGAGACAGGTTGTGTTGCATAATAATTGACGGATACAGAGAAGTAGCATCAACAGAGATAACCCACTTATATTTACCCGGTACTGGTTCTTGGACATATCCACCCTTTATACCACGGCTAGGCTTGTCAGACTTAGGGGGAATCATAATGTTACTTTCTAATAAATGATTATATAACAAACAATCCCAAGTTCGGGTAGAAGAATAAACATCAGCAAAATTACATTTGCAGTCATAAGTCATGGTTGCAATCAATTCAATGAGTTTCATTTTATCATCAAGTTCATCGACCAACTTGGCATCAATGATATTATAATCAATAAAACGATTCCAATCTTTATCGTAAAACTCTTTGAAGGTATCATATTCAGTTTCAAGTTTTTTCTTACCGAGTTCCAACTCAGCAATATGATCTAACTTATATGACTCTGGTTGATTGTATGTAAACTTGCGATACAAATCTATATAATCTAAAGAAGCGACACCCTTGATATCATAGGTTGTCATTTCTTGATTGTTAATGGTAACCGATCTTCGTCTAGTCATATTAAAAGGACTCAAACCATTCTTCGATTCATTACCAAACAATCGATCAATTCTAGATACCAAATATGGTATATCAAACAACTGACTATTCCAACCAGTAATAATATCTGGATAATCATTTGCCCACCATGTCATGAATTTGTTTAGCAGGTCTTCTTCGTCATCACAATAAACATACTCAACATCTAATCCCTCTATCTCATCAGAAACAGGAGACCATTCACCAGCACCAAAAGTTGTAATCTTTTTTGTTATGTTATTGACACTGGAAATAAGTAGAACTTCTTCAACAGGATTATCTACAGAAGGAAAGCCATGCTCGGCAGTAGTCTCGATATCAATCGCTTGAATGTTTAATTTTGTGAGATCAAAATCAATCGCTTCTGGATATTTTTCTGAGATATATTGATAGGTCAAATCTTGTTGACCATAGATAGGATAATTTTCTACTTTTGAATATTTGTCAATAAATTCTTTGACAGCAGAATTATTGTTAAACTTTATAGATTTGAGATTTTCACCATAAAGTCCATTAAACTTTGTTTTTTCATCAGTACGAACATATAATGTTGGCGAAAAGGGATGGCGTTCAATAAATCGTTCACCATCCCTGACTCCACGAACTAGTATATTGTTACCATACTGCCATGCATAAGAATAAAATTCAGACATCAAAAAGACTCACTCCAGATAATATAAACCATTATAACAAACTATTGTTTGAAAGTCAAGTACTATCCTTCGAATTTTGGTCTTTTTTCCTCTTGGGGTAATCCTGGGTGTTTGAATTTATTTTTCCATTCTGAGGTCAGTTGTTCAGATGGAGCATACAACGCAACCAACTGACTAGGAACAACAGAGACTTGTCCTAATGCCGCTGACGGACAGAAAGGTGAGAAGAAAACATTCATCTTAGTCGGATCTTTTGGATCCGGTTTCAATCCCACAATAGCAGGATTATTTAAGAAATATCTGTTTTTCTCCTTTTCATGTTGCATGACACAAATAACTTCGTGTCCAGATGTGAGAATAATCCCACATATCATAGGTTCTTCTAACCCTTTTTGTTCATCTGTCATAGACAAGTCTCCATTATATATTATAGTAAGTACTTACTCGCTTATTGAGTTTCGTTCAGAAGAGTTTTTTCAGTCTTTTTACTACCACCCAAAGGCGGTACACCATTGACTGATATCTCCTGGACTTTTAACTCTTCAGGTAGTTCTCGGCTTAAAGTAATGATCAACATGCCGTCCGAGAACTCAGCATTATCGACCTTGGTGTGTTCAGCAAGTGCAAAAGTTCTTGTAAAATTTCTAGCACTAATGCCTTGATAGTGATAGTCATTTTTATCTTCTCCTCTGTCTTGAACTCCTTGAACAACCAATTTATTGCCTTCAGGAACAAGATGAATATTGAACTCATCTTCCTTAAAACCAGCACAAGCCAATTCTATGGAATAAGTATCTTCATCTTTTCTGATTATGTTATAAGGGGGATAATTTGAAGCGATATCTTTCACCGTGTGTAAATTATCAAAAACTCTATCGAACCCTATAGTGAAGGGTCTGAAAAATGCGTCCATGTCAGACGCGGTCAATCTTGTAGTAACCATTTTAGTCTCCTTTATTAAGCAAGATTATTAAAAGTGAACCCGAAACATACGGCATTCACACTACTATATATAAGACTTTTGCCCCAAATGTCAAGGGGCAAAAGAATTAATACGACTACAAATTTGCGGCTGTGTTCGGAATACCATCACGATATTGATGATAATAATCCCAACATTGTTTGCGACTATCGAATGTATCTTCAGTTTGACCTTTAAGTGTGGCAAGGCAATGCTCGTTTATTTCCACATTTCCAGGTTCAAAGATAGCAATTACAATCAATACTAGACCAGCAATCAGGATATCCATTAGATGCTAACACCTGTTCTGCGATCAGATAATGATACTGTGTCACTTTGTACATCATACACACAATTCAACTGACGAACTTTACCATCAATGTAAACACGATATCTCGCCACAGGCAATTTATCTTGGCGTCTAAAACCGTTAAGTTCAATACGACCAGTATCGTTTGGTATGGATTTGATAGTGTTCTTGCAAAGGGTATGCATTTTGTTTTTGCTATTTGCGAGGGCTGGGGTTGATATCATCATAAAAACTAGTGCCGCCAAAGCGACCAATTTCACTTTCATTTCTTCTCCTTATTTCAAAGGGTTTATAGTAATGCCCGAGGGCGATAATTTGCTCATCTCAGAGATGAACAAAATCTTAAAGCAATATGTATATAAAATGAATTTTCCGTACGAAATTATTCGGCCTCATAACAAAAATTTGGCGCGTATGACAAACAGGTCAGTTCCTTTACTTTTCAGTCTGCGGTTGGTGTTTTGTGTACACCGCCAGCCTGAGATGTTTTAATAGTTACATCTAAGTCTTGATCTTTAGGAAGTTCTGCGATCAAAGAGATTCTACCAGAACACGCGGTAACAAACAAACACACCAGAAGTATACTTAAATATTTCATTTCTTCCTCCCAATGTTATACTTCGTGACTAATGACCAATCATCTTTTTCTTTAAATGATAGCACCTTAATTTGACTTAGTGGTGCCTGGTCTTCTACAAACTTTTGGGAATTTAGTATTTCAATTAAACCCCAGTCACTCAAAAGTTTTGCAATCGTATTTCTTCGCTGAATATCATTTTCGGTAAAGTCAGCGCCCTTACCATCTAGGGCAAATAATTCTTTGAAGTGGGTAATAAAATATCTGCCTTGCTTATGTAAAATGTGGCAAGACTGATACAATACTTTATCTTTTTTAGAGGCTACACCAATTCTACTCAATGTTTCTCGCACTTTCAAAAAGTCATCTGCATTTTTTAATTTGATCTCTAATGGTTCATAACCAGGAAAGTCAATTTCAAAGAAATCACTACTCATATCTACATCTCTACCTTAATAATATTATATGGTGTTTATGTAGATATTTATATTATCTCTTCTCTAGAGTGTCATTATCCGCCTCTTGATAGTCGCTTTTCTAATGTAGCAATTTGTTCATCACTCAATAGGCGCATGGCTTCTTGTGCCTTGATATCATTATATCCATATGTCGCTTTGATAATATCAAGTTTTTCAATTTGCTCTGGCTTTAACCATTTGTTATATCTTTTGGATTTTCTGACCATACTTCTGAGAAAATCATACTGTAATTTACCATCGATGTGTGGTCTACTATTCATTTCATTGGCAAGTCTAACAGTATCTTTACCATATGATAATGCTTTATTAACTATGAATGCATTGTATTGTTTCTCTGACCAATCATCTACAATCAAATCTTCTTTTGTGTAATTGATACTGTTTGCGAAATCAAAAGGACTAATCGCTTTCTTCTTCACTTTGAATTGATCGATATCGATCTCTTCTTTTGGCTTCATATTCAAATCTAACATATCAACCCCAATGTCTTATTACACCCGAAACAATAAAGAAACAGGTAAAGAAATTAACAAGTACTACTATCGTTCTTATAATCGCCACGGCATCCGCTTCGTGGGAATCTTCCGACGCTTTTTCTCCTAGGGACATTGCCCATAATTTCCATAATCTTTTCATCATTTAAAACCACATTTTTATTATATGCTACTTTGTTAGCGGTTGTCAACCAGAATTTTTGAAACTCTTTATTCTTGGCATTTCTAGCCGCGGTAAGGCAAGATCGAATTCTCCGTTGTGTTAAATGCCATATAGTCAAGTAAGACATCACATGTGGCTCCTTCTAATGGTTGTCCGATCTGTAAATGCATTGTTGATCCTGGCCAAATAGCCAGAAATACTTCTATTACTAAAAATGCTATGGCTACCCATAGAATTAACTTCAGTAATCTCACAACAAAATCTATAGCGTATCTCATAATTCAACTCTACTATAATCAAAGGCAATTCTATGCAATAGACGATCTTGCATAAATTTAAATGTATGGCGTTTATGAATACTTAACCACTGTTCACTAATAACCACATCACCATCATTCCATTCATGATCATATCTATACTTATCTTGCAGGACATGTTCAGTTAAAAACTCCATGTATTGCCCAAATTCATGTTTATCTTTATCTACCATTCCAAAAATCTGGAGAAATGGAAAATAAAGTCCCTTTTGACCACCATCATTTGTGTGAACCAATCTGAATGGTTTATCCACATTATGATGTTCTACAAAAAATTTACTATCAGAATACGAACCAGATTTATATCCCAATGTGATTTGAATATCTTCTATTTCTCTTTTAGTTATAGAAGGCAAATCATCATATGCCTCGATCATATTGATCCAACTGGTGACGCTTCCTCTAGTATCTTTCTTGGCATACAAAAAGATCAATGGAGATCGATCAGGGTTGCTGGCTTGATTTGCATGCCAGTCTAGTGCATCTTCAT